TGAAAGATTATATGAATTCTATTTGTAAGTATTCCCCTCGCGATTACCAAGTAGAGGGAGTATACGACGCCCTAAAACATAATAGAAGGTTGTTGATATCCCCAACTGCCTCTGGAAAGTCTCTGATGATATATTCGATTGTGAGATATCACGTTGAGAGGCAACGAAATATTCTGATAGTTGTTCCGACGACTTCTTTAGTAGAACAGATGTATAAAGACTTTGAAGACTATGGTTGGGACGTAGGTTCATTTTGCCACAAGATCTATGCGGGACGTGAAAGAGAAACCGATTCTCAGGTGATTATCACCACCTGGCAGTCCATCTACAAACTTCCTCGCAAATACTTTTCAAGATTTAATGTGGTCGTTGGAGATGAAGCGCACCAATTTAAATCGAAGTCTTTAATATCTATAATGTCAAAACTTGCGGATGCAAAATTCCGTTATGGTTTTACAGGAACATTAGATGGAACACAGACTCACAAGTGGGTTCTTGAGGGTTTATTTGGTCCGTCATATAAAATAATTAGAACAAAAGAATTGATGGCAAAAGGTCATGTTGCCAAACTTGACATCAATGTTCTTCTATTGAAACATCCTGCACATAAATTTGAAACCTTTGAAGATGAAGTTCAATATATTATAAATCATGATCGCAGAAATAAGTTTATAAGAAATCTTGCTCTTGATTTAAAAGGCAATACTTTAATTCTTTTTGCAAGAGTTGAAGGTCATGGGCAACCATTATACGATATGATAAATAACAACAGGATTGATGATCGTCATGTTTTCTTTGTTCATGGTGGAGTGGCAACAGAAGACAGAGAAAAAGTAAGAGAAATTACTGAACAAGAAAACAACGCAATCATTGTTGCTTCATACGGAACGTTCAGTACAGGAATTAACATTAAAAATCTCCACAATGTTATTTTTGCTTCTCCATCCAAATCTAGAATTCGGAATCTCTATGACATTGCTGACGACATATCCTACAAATCCAGGAGAAACTATACACTTAATCATTTAATAGAAAGAATTAAGGTTTATAACGAGGAGAATTTTAATTACGATATTGTAAACATACCACTTAAGAATTAATATGGGAGAGGAATTTTATTGCGTCATTAAATTAATTTCAGGAGAGGAAATATTTTCTCTAGTATCGAAAGATGATAACGATGGAGATCCTGTATTGGTTTTACAAACTCCAATAATAATCAAAATCGTTAATAGTCATCAAGGATCTTTTGTAAAGATAAAACCATGGATGGAAATAATTAATGATGATTTCTTTATTGTAAAACCTGATAGGATTATTACTATGACTGAGGTTAAAGATGAAAATTTAATTGAATTGTATAATAACTATCTTCAAGATGAAGATGATGAGAATGTTACTTCAACAAGTAGTTTTCAACCAGCAAAGAAGAAAAGAAGTTCTGGTGGTAGAGTAAAACCATCTTCAGATATGGGATACATTTCTTCAGTAAAAGATGCTAGAAAAAAATTAGAAGAGATATTCAAATTAGAAGTAGAAGACTCTAAAGAAAGCTAAAGTCTGATCTTCAAACCTAACAAAGGTATTCTACTTATGATTCACCATGTTGTCAAGCCCTAAAAGTATGTTATAATATTAGTAACTTATATTATAAAGAGTAATGAATTATGCCAAAAAAGAAATCAGAGCATTATGTAAATAACAAAGAATTGTTAGAGGCAATGATTGTCTATCGGACAAAGGTAGAGAAATCATACATGGAGACTTTCAATAGAGATCTTACTGAGTTGCCAAAACAGGAAAGAGGAAAGCAGTGGGAAGGAAAACCTCCTATTCCAAATTATCTTGGAGAGTGTTTTCTCAAGATTGCAACACACCTTTCATACAAACCCAACTTTGTGAATTACATGTTTCGTGAGGATATGATTTCTGACGGCATTGAAAATTGTGTTCAATATATTCATAACTTTGATCCTGAGAAATCAAAGAATCCTTTTGCATATTTTACTCAAATTATTCACTATGCGTTTCTCCGTAGGATTGGTAAGGAGAAAAAGCAGTTAGAAATCAAAACTAAAATTATTGAGAAAACTGGTTTTGATGAAGTTATGATGGTTGATGATAGCTTGCTTTCTGGGCATAGTTCGGAGTATAATTCTATCAAGGACCAGATTCAATATAGAAATAGATGAAAGTTGCTATCATCACTGATACTCATTATGGAGCTAGAAAGGGTTCTAAGTATCTTCACGATTACTTTGAACTCTTTTACAAGAATGTATTTTTCCCTGCCTTGAAAGAGCACGGTGTTGAAGCAGTGATTCATATGGGTGATGCATTTGATAGTCGTAAATCGATTGATTATCAAAGTCTTGAGTGGTCCAAGAGAGTTGTCTTTGATAATCTCAAAGATTATGATGTGCATATGATTATTGGTAATCATGATACATATTACAAGAATACAAACGAAGTAAATTCACCAGAACTTCTTCTTCAAACTTATTCAAATATTAAGACTTACAGTCAACCAACAGAAGTGAATATTGGTGGATTGGGTATTCTATTTTTGCCCTGGATTAATCAAGGAAATGATGAATTATCTTTCGACCGTATTAAAAAGACTTCTTGCCGCTGCGCGATGGGGCACTTGGAGCTCCAAGGATTTCGAGTTAATCGACAAATCGTCATGGAGCATGGTACTCCGAGCGAACTATTTGAGAAGTTCGAGCGTGTCTACTCGGGACACTATCACACTCGATCAGATGACGGGAGAGTCTTCTACTTAGGAAATCCTTATGAAATGTACTGGACGGATGTGAATGATACTAGAGGATTTCATATCTTTGATACGGAAACCCTCACTCATACTCCAATCAATAACCCTTATAAATTATTTCATAATATCTATTATGAAGATACTAACTATAAGTTGTTCAATGCTTCGGAATATGAAAGTAAAATTGTAAAGGTTATTGTTCGTAAAAAAACAAATCCTAAAGATTTTGAAAAGTTTATTGATAAACTTCATTCTGTTGGTGTTCAAGAACTTAAGATTGTAGAAAATTTTGATATTCAAGAATCTGAGGAATTTGAAGTTGATGAGGAAGAGAATACTATTTCTATTCTGAATCGATATATTGATGAATCTGATTTTGAGTTTGATAAAACTATCATCAAAGGTATTTTCCAAGATCTCTATCGACAAGCTTGCGAAGTGGAATAAATGTTTCTTCTTACTCTTAAAGATAATAAAGAAGATGGTGCTTATGCCGTTCAAGATGATCTTGGACATAAGGTTTTATTTCTTTTTCAGGAAGAGGATGATGCCGAAAGGTATGCTATGATGTTAGAGGACGAAGATGAAGCAATAATGACCGTCGTTGAAGTTGATGAAGATCTTGCAATAAAGACTTGTAAACTGTACGACTACAAATATGCGGTAATAACACCAGATGACATTGTAATTCCCCCCAAAAATGATAACTTTCAAGAAGATTAGGTACAAAAACTTTCTTTCTACCGGTAATCACTTCACAGAAATTGATTTCCAACAACATCATACAAATCTAATCATTGGAACAAATGGTGCGGGTAAGTCCACTATGTTGGATGCACTTACCTTTGTTTTATTCAATAAACCTTTTCGTAAAATCAATAAACCACAGTTGGTAAACACTACCAATGAAAGAGACTGTGTGGTTGAAATTGAATTTTCTGTTAATAGTAGGGACTATTTGGTACGTCGTGGTATCAAACCAAATATCTTTGATATTGAGGTAAATGGAACTGCTTTACATAAAGAAGCGGATGATCGTTCCAATCAACGTATTTTGGAAGAAAATATTCTCAAGGTAAACTATAAGTCTTTTACTCAGATTGTAATTTTGGGCAGCAGCACTTTTGTTCCTTTTATGCAATTGACGACATCAAATCGTCGTGAGGTAATTGAAGATCTTCTTGATATTCGTATCTTTTCTGCAATGAATGGTCTTATCAAGGATCAAATTCGTGTTCGCAGAGATCAGGTTAAATCTCTTGATCTGAGAAAAGATAATCTTAAAGATAAGATGAAGATGCAACAAAACTTCATTGAAGAACTTGAGAATCGTGGTAATGCAAACATTGATTCTAATAAAGAAAAGATTACTTCTTTGGATGGGGAAGTTGGTGAATACATGAGCACCAACGAAGATCTGGAAAAAAGGATTGAGACACTTCAAAATGAAATTGAGGGACTTGAAACTGCTAGACAAAAGTTATCAAAACTAAACAATCTCAAAGGAAAACTTTCTCAAAAGGTAAGCACAATTACCAAAGAGCATAAGTTTTTTA